TCGGGACGTGGACGCTCATTCACGAGTTCGCAGACGACACGAGCTACGCCAGCGCCCTTGCCTACATCAACGATACTATAATCGCCGGACAGACCAACGGCACGGCTCCGGCTTCTTTGGTTATGACGTGGGAAGACGTTTCCGGGTTCACGGGATTGCTCGACGACTACCCCGGAGCAGCAGCGGCGTACTCTCTGCGATTGCTTGACTCGACCTACACGGGTTCAGCTATCCGCGTCCGCAGGGCATCAGACAACGCAGAGCAAGACATCGGGTTTGTAAGCAACGAGCTGGACACAACTGCGCTGGCAACTTTCTGCTCAGGTACGAACGGCTTTGTAAAGACGTGGTACAGTCAAACCGGAAGTAACGACGCGACGCAGACGGTAACAAGCGCTCAACCGAAAATTTACGACAGCTCTACGGGTGTGTTGACAGTTGGAGCTAAGCCTGCGCTGAATTTTGCTTCAAGCAATGTGTTCAACCTGACTTCATCAATAAACATCACCAACGAAAACTTCTTCTACGTCACTGATAACATTGTCGACTTGACTGTTTACGGCACAGCTTCAAGCTATGTCAGAAACCAAGCCTTCAGATACTTGCTCTATGATGGCACGAGTTTCTACGTCGCCAATATCTCACCATCTTCAGGATATTCGCTGCAAACAGTAATAAACAACGACGGGGTGTACCAAAACAGCTCCAAGTTGGCAAACTTCGCAAATACACTAAACATTGCGGGAAACTCTATTTTGAAAGCAAACGCGGCTGGCTCTTATCAAGAGCTAATCATCTACGATGCGGATCAATCCTCCAACCGCACAGGCATCGAGACTAACATCAACGACTTCTACTCCATCTACCCATGAGCTATATCATCGTTCTCCCCGAAGGGTTCTTGACGAGTGAGGTCAGAGCCAAGAGCATCACACGAGAGCTCTACAACATCACCGTGCCCGTAGCTATCCAAGAGGAATACCAAAAGGACGCCACGGTCTTCGGAGTCATCACACACCCTGATGGCATCCAGCATGCCCTCCAAGTAGACCTCGACTACATCATCCCGGTGAGCCCGCAGGCAACCATTGAGAAGCTCGTCTCTCTCTTCCCCGAACTCAACGAACAGGAGCGCTTCAACCTCGCCTCCTACGTCCTGAACAACCACGAGTTCCCGTTCGGCAACATCGTCCCCTCCACCACCACCGTCCGCGACCATGACTATATGGTCGAGAATGGATGGTTCCCAGAAGAGCCCGTATGAAGTACCTCCTCGTCCTCCCTCTCGTAGCCGCTGGCCTCTGCCTGTTTCTCCTCGGTCCCTTCTTTGGGTTCTTCCTCCGGGTAGGTACAGACCCTCGCCCGTGGCCGTGGGTGTACGACATCTTCCGGGACCTCTCCGCGATGGCTTCTATCATGGCGTCTTCTTTCTTGGACTTTACACTGACCAAAGCCAACGGCTATCCCTTCGGTCATCAAACGATCTCGGCGGTGTTGGGCGTCAATGCGGCACGTGGCACGCTCTCCCCTCTGGGTAAGAAGCTGCGCAACCTGCTCGACTACATCGACCCCGACCACTGCCAAAAGGCATACGACAAAATCAAAACACCATAACAAATGGAATTTTTTACAGAACACTGGGCAGAAATCGCCCTCGCCGTAATCGCCCTCGCTGGCACTATCACCGGGCTCACGTCGTCGACTGAAGACGACAAGATTGTGGACGTCCTCCGCCGCATCGTGAACGCCATCGTATTCGGCAACGCGAAGTGAAGACGGACGACTTCGATAAGGTACTCAAGGAGTTTGCCGAAGAGGTAAACCTTGCAGCCAAGCGCACCCTCGGCTCCCGTAAGATTGGCAAGAACCGGTCCTATGGTGTCGCGTCGCGTTCCTTGCAGAAGTCGCTCGAATACAAAATTGGAGACGGCAAGGTGGAGTTTGGTTCGCCACTCCCCTATGCCGCCTTCATCCATTGGGGCGTCAACGGAACCAGACGGAATCGGAACGCCCCCTTCTCTTTTGGCAGCAAGCAACCACCTCTCGAACCCATCATGGAGTGGATGAAGGTGAAGCGCTTGAGACCAAGAGACAAAGACGGCAAGTTCGTCAAACGCATTGGACCGCGTGGCGGTGACCGCCTCAAGAGCGCGGCCTTCATGATCGCGCGAAGCATCAAACGCAACGGAATCCACGGCCTCAAATACTACTCCGTGGCCCTTGAGAGCATCGTGCCACAATTCACCGACAAGATGGGCGAAGCCCTTGTCAAAGACCTCCTCTCCTCCCTCTCCTTCAAGACGGGGAACATCACCGTGAAACTCAAATAAAATGGCCGCCAACATCTTCGACGCTCCCGGCTTTGACGTGCGCCCCGCAGGGCAGCCGCTTATCTTCTCAATTAACGACACGAGCACCACGCCGGATAGGTTCGTGGTCATTGTCAAACGTTCAAGCGTGTACACCGGAGGTACGCCCGTTCAGGTGGCCAAGTTCTATTTGACACCGAACGCGGAAGGGGTCGCCTTCTTTGACCTCTCACCCATTGCCGAGAGCATCTTGGAATACCCCTTGAAGGCGGGCAGTACCGTTGTCCACAAGACCGCGACACTTGCCGACGCAATGGACGGCCTCACCATGCAGCGTTTTCAAGTGCAGGTGGCACGATACAACAACGGCACCGAAGGCAGCGTGGACGGCACCGAAGAGGTCATTGTGACCAACGGCACCCAACAAATAGCCGACGGCCTCCATCCAAGTTTCAACGACTACCTATGGGGCAACGCCGTCGGGTTCTTGACTGAACGCCCCGTGGCTAACAACGTCATCACACACCGCGCCCGACGTGACGAGGAGATGGTGGTGAGCTTCATCGACGGCGACGACATCGGAGAGGCAAGGACGGGAACGTTTCAACTGCGCGCAAATTTTGTTGCCTACTCCGGTTCCACGTTTGAGCAACTTGTAGGGCTGACAGCGACCGGAACCGACCTGACGGAGATGCTCCTACAAATCCCAATCGGAGGCCCTAACCTTGAAATCAACTACGCCACGATGCCATTCACGTTGGAAGAGACCGACTACATCGACTTCTATTTGTACCGGAGTGCTGGCGGAGACTTGGAGCAAATCGGCAACGCCTACCGCGTAGTCTTTGACGACAGCAGGGGGTGCCGGAACACGGCCACGCAGGTAGCTTGGATGAACACAAAGGGCGGGTGGGAGTACCTCCGTTTTGATTCACGAGCGCCCAAACAAATCAGCGTCGAAGGCAAGACCTACCGCAAGACCATCGGCACCTACGGATCGTCCACCTTCTCATTTGACGCGGCAGGTAGTCAGTACGACACCTTCGCCAAAACAGGGAAGGAGCAATACACTCTGCAAGAGAACTTCTTTGACGCTGGCGAGCGCGCCCTCTTGGACTCTCTGATGAAGTCCCGCATGGTGCAAATTAGACGCATGGACGAGGACGTATGGAAGCCCGTCACCGTCAAGACCAACTCACTCACCATCCAGCCCGCCGGGTCGCAGTTCTACAACGTGTCCCTCACGGTTGAAATCGCCCAAGACATCCGATGTTAAGACTCGTCATAAATAACAAGGACGTCGAACTCTACGAGAACGCACCCGTCAATCTCAAGTTCCAGTTCTCCGACGTCGAGAAAATCAACAACCCGTTGGCGAGCTACTCGCAGTCCTTCCGGGTTCCGTTGACTCAAAACAACGTCGACATCTTCGGCCACCTCGATCAGGTGACGGAGGTGGGAGGGTTGGACTTGCGGCAGCGTTTGTCGGCTCAACTCTTGTCCGACACATACCCCATCCTTGACGGCTTCGTGCAAGTGAAGGCCGTCTACCTCACCAAGGAGATATACCCGGAGGTGGAGTTGGTTTTCTTTAGTAGCGCCGTGGACTTCAAAAGCGAGCTCGAAGGGTTGTATCTCTCTGACCTCAATTTGAGTTCCTACGACCACGACTTGACCTACGCCAACGTCGCGTTGGGTTGGGCAGAGATAACGGACGACTATCGCTATGGCATCGTCGACACGGGGCAGAACTGGACGGCGGAGACCTTCGGCACCGAAGACAACCCCATCCTCTTGCCCCAGTTGACCTTGTTCATGAATGCCAAGGTTCTCCTCGACAAGATATTCAGCGAGGCCGGGTTGACCTACGAAAGCACCTACCTCGAAGGAACCGACTTTGAGCAACAGTACGTCATGTTCGCCAACGGGCAAACCGTGGTCGAATCAAACGACGACTTCAACGAGGACGCCCGCACGACCCTCGCAAGTGACCAAACCATCTCGGCCAACTCCACCGCTATCGTGGACCTCGTGGATAACGGGAACAACTGCTACGACCAAGGGAGCAACTGGAACAACTCGACGCACAAATACACCGTCGGAGAGAGCGGCCTATATAACGTGAACTTGACCTACTCCGTGCGAACCAATGGCACGCCGGGAAACCGTCAATTCAAGGTCCGCGTCGTAGTCGACCCAATTAGCGGAGGGGCCAACTACAACCTTGTAGAAAGAACTACATCAAATCAAGGTGCCGCGATCAACCAACAACTCACCACCCTCACCGAAGGCGGCGCCGTGGTTTTGGTGGCTGGCGACGTCCTCTACGTCGAGGTCGAGAACGATTCGACAAGCTCAACGTTGAGCGTGGGAGGCACCAACTACTTCGCCGGAGGAGGCGAGCGCACATCCCTCGAGGTTGTGGCCGAATCTTCTTTGGGAGGGTACGAGGTCAACGTAGCTGCAAGCGCCCCGAAGATGCTGCAATTCGACTACATCACCTCTTTGCAGAAACTCTACAACCTCGTCTTTATCCCTGACGCGCTTAAGCCCGGACACTTCCACGTCGAGACGTTTGAGAACTATATGTCTTCCGGCGACACGAAAGACTGGACCTCGAAGGTAGACTATGGCAAAGACGTTGTCATCAAACCGACCACGGACCTCCAAGCGGCTCAATATCGTTGGACGTATTCACCCGGCAAGGACTTTGTGACAAAGACCGTGGAGGACTCTTTAGGCCGCGTCTACGGTGAATATGAGGTGACGGACACGGGCAACGAGTTTGCAACGGGGGTCAATGAAGTGAAGACCAAGTTCGCCCCCTATCTTATGAGCTTGGTTCCGGGAACTTCTACGCCCATTCTTCGTCTGATCACAGGCGACGGCCAACCCGTCAAAGACCCAGCGCCACGAATTGCATATTGGGGCGGGTTTAGTACGGACTTTGGTTCGTTCACAATCAAAGAGGAAGACGGCACCGACACGGACATCTCGGCCTTTCCTACGTTGACCAATTACTCCGTCGCCCAACCTGACCCCGGAGACAATGACCTCAACTACGGAATGGAACCCGCGATGTACCCTATCGTGGCCCAA